GGTATGCAGAGGTTTGCACGCGGAGGACGGCGAACCGGATTACAGGCATGCGTAGGACGGGCAAGTGAAGCAACGGAAATCGCAACACCGGCAGCCGCACGACCGGCAACCGAAACACCGGCAACAGGAACACCGGCGACTGGAACACCGGCGACCGCAACACCGGCAACTGGAACACCGGCGACTGGAACAATTCAAATTATCATGTCGGATGCTTCAACACAATTGACGCGCAAAAGGCGTATTATTTCAATCGCCTAATTGATAAATCGGATTGGGATAATTGCGAAAAACCTTCGTGGATTTTCGCGCCAAGTCCTACAACTTGGGTTGGTGTGCTTGAAATGAGCGATGCGGATAAAGTCGATAACCCGACTTTTCATACTTGCGGCGGATATTTGCGCAAAAACGACATGATGCAAGAATGGCGCAAGGCATACGAAAGCGCAACACCGGAAGACATTGAATTGACGAGAAAACTGCCGGGATTTGATGCGGATGTATTTCTTGAAATCACCGGCATCGACTTGCGTTTGCCGAAGGTGAAAAATGAAATCATTGTTGATGGTGTGGTTTATGTGCGGAAGGAGTATTGAAAAATGACTAAATTCACCGACTGGACGCCCGCGCAACTCGCCCAATCAAGTCTGGCCGACTTGCTGGAATTGCAGACGCATTGCGACAATCTCAAGGCGCAGCTAGACCGGCACAAGGCCATCTTTGATATGGCCATGGGCGGCAAGTTTAAGCCTAACGACTATGGCGAGCGCACTATTGACGCTGGCAATTTCAAGGTCAAGGTCAAAGCGCCTAAGATTGTCAAATGGGCCGATGATCTGGCATATCAATACGGCGAGATTGACGGGGTGCGCGGCAAATTCGACATGACTGAAACGTCATATAAGACATTGACGCCAGACGAACGCGCGGTTATTGACCAGTATCGAACGGTTGAGCCGGGCAAGGTTGGGTATAGGATTGAGCCATGCAAGTAGCATTCTATATTATGATGGCAGTCGCCGTCGCCGCTTCGGTTGTAACGGTTTTCACAATTCATCACATTGATTTTTCTGGAGAATAGACTAATGGCAATCTCACTATCAAGCCTTGTCACAAAGGCCAGCCCCAAGCCGCCGATTATCCTTGTGCATGGCCTGCACGGCTTGGGAAAAACCAGCTTCGGGGCCGCTGCGCCTAACCCTGTCGGCATCTTTACCGAGGACGGGCTAGGCAAGCTGGAGTTTCCGCACTTCCCGCAAGTCGAAAGCTATTCCGACGTGATGGACGCAATCGGCGCGCTTTATGGCGAGGAAAACGACCGCAAGACGCTTGTTTTCGATAGCCTTGACCATTTTGAACCGCTTGTATGGGCAGAGACTTGCCGCCGTCATGGCTGGCAGTCAATCGAACAGCCGGGCTATGGCAAGGGCTATAATGAGGCCGATATTGTCTGGGCAGAGTTTTTTGACGCTATCGCAGCCCTTCGCAATGACCGCGAAATGATCATCTATCTGATCGCGCATACTCGAATTGAGCGGTTTGAAAGCCCAGAAACCGAGCCCTACGACCGCTATACAATTAAGCTGCACAAGCGGGCCGCTGCGTTGGCACAAGAAAAAGCGGACGCGGTTTTCTTCCTGAACCAGCGCACGACAACAAAGGACAATGAAACGACCAAGGACGCAAAGAACGCGCCGCCTAAATCGGTTCGCGGCGGCGGACTTGGCCCTAAGACGCTCTTTACCGAGCGGCGTCCTGCATTTGAAGCGAAAAACCGTTATTCGCTTCCCGCTGAAATTCCATTGGGGGCTTTTGATGATATGCCCGCGACATGGGATGGCATTCTTGAGTATGTGTTTAACTAAGAGAGAAAGTGAGTAGAGATTATGGCAAGACTTGGAAGCGCATTTGATGCAACGGAAGTCGAACCGAGTGGCAGCTTTGAACCTGTCCCGGCTGGCGAATATCGCGCGCATATCATTGCGTCGGAGGAAAAGACAAACAAGGCTGAAACCGGCTCTTATTTCGAGTTGAAGCTTGAAATTATTGACGGGGAACAATCCGGGCGGCAAGTTATTGAGCGGCTCAATATCAACAATCCGAACGAAAAGGCGGTCGAGATTGCCTATCGCACATTGTCGGCAATCTGCCACGCGGCGGGCAAGCTCAACGTGCAGGATACGGAAGAATTGCACAATATCCCCATGCTTGTTAAGGTGGCAGTCACTCCCCCGCGCGGTGAATATGGGGCTGGCAATGAAATCAAGGGATACAAGCCGGACAATGGCGGAGCAAAACCCGCAACCGGCGGGGCTAAGCCTTGGGCGCGCAAATAACCTATATGGGCGGGCTTAGTCCCGCCCGGAAAGGAAGGATGATGAAACTCGAAGATGCGGCGCGCAAGGCGATTGCGCTTGACAATCGACTTGCGGCATTGGACGCAGAGCGAGCCATGCTAAAGGCGGCGCAACGCGAAGCTATCCGCGATTGGTGCTCGGCTAACGGCTATTTTGCTGGCATGACAGACGAACGGGCCATGATGGCTATTCGACGGGAGTTGGAGAATGGAAAAGCCTAAAATGCCGAATAGGCCAAGCGAGATTGACTTGGAATTTGCGCTTGACGAGTTTACAGAAATTCGCAAGCAAATTGAGCGCCCTGCGTATACCGGCAATCGACACGAACGGCGCAAGGCCATGGCTAAGGATAGGCGGAAATGAGCGATTATGACAAGAAACTGCGCCCGCACGTTTACGCGGCGGCGCAAAAGATGTTTGATGCAAATTCGTCTTATGACAATATCGGCGATGCCGTTGACTGGGCGCGTGAAACCCTGACAAAACATGAAGGCGCTGGCCATATATTCCAATTGATCTTTGAAAACGGCAAGTATTTTTGCTGTTTTGCCAAGCCGCAATGGAGCGCAGATCATTGCTCGCAAGGCATGGACGAATCGCACGAAGCTATTGTTATGGCCGTATGCGAATATCTCAGCGGGGTTTGACGCATAACAACCATCCCCCGCAAGGTATATTCCAACATTATCCCTTTTAAGGTATATTTTGCATGATAATCTCCAATAGCGCAACATGCCGTAAATGCAAAGATTTCATCTTTTCGCGCCACGTTCACGATTTTGTCACTTGCAAATGCGGTGCAATTTCGGTTGATGGCGGGCAGGATTATTTGCGCCGGGTTGGCGATCCTGCCGATTTTATTGAAAGCTCTTTTTCACTTGACGATGATGTCGTATTTGCGGCAAGGGATGCGGTCAAATGGGCGCGCGAAAGCGGGCGCAACGATATGGGCATTGCCAATGCGGTTATCCGCTCGCTTTATGCAAATGGGAGGTTGATTAGTGACTAGCATCCCCCAAATTGGCGACCCGACACTTGACGCCATGAACGCACAGATTGCCAATCGCCCCGCCAAGTATTCTACATATTTAGGCATGGGCGCGGTTGGCGAGGAATGCGAGCGCAAGCTATGGTATCAATTCCGGCGCGTTGCACCGGCCATATTCAGCGCCAAAACCCTAAAGGGCTTTGATGACGGCCATGCGACCGAGGCGCTAGTTGTCGCCAGATTGAAGGCCGTGCCGGGTATCGATCTACTCGACACAGACCCCGATACTTCCAGTCAATGGAAGTTTCTGGACTTCCAAGGGCATTTCATGGGCTTTGCGGACGGCAAGATTAGCGGGCTGTTGCAAGCGCCAAAAACCGAACATATCTTTGAAGTCAAGTGTAGCGCTAAATGGACTGACTTGGACAAGTCGAAAAAGAAGGTTGGCGAGAAGCTGGCGCTTGCAGATTGGAATGCGGGATATTACGCGCAGGCCGTTCTCTATATGGACTATGCCGATTTAGACCGGCATTATCTGGTTTGCGCCAGTCCGGGTGGGCGCGATGAAACAAGCGTTAGGACAGACGCAGACCCAGCCCATGCGGATCGGCTAAGGGAGAAGGCTAAGCGGGTTATTTATTCCAGCGCGCCTTTGCCTAGAATTTCGGAAAAGGCTGATTTTTTCAAGTGCAAGTGGTGCGACTTTTCGGATATTTGCCATAATCAGGCCGAGGCCGAGCGCAATTGCCGCACTTGCCTGCATTCGAGCGTAGCGGATAATGGCCTATGGCTTTGTGAAAAGCACGGGCATTTGATGAAACCAAAAGAGCAATCTGGTTGCGACGATCATCTATATTTGCCGGGACTTGTGCCGGGTGAGCAGATTGACGCGGGCGCGGACTGGGTTGAATATCGGATTAATGGGGAGATTTGGCGGGATGGCCCTAGCACTAAGACCATACCAGCAAAAGGCGATTGATGACCTTTACAACTATTTCGTAAACCATACGGGCAATCCGCTAGTCGTTATTCCAACTGGCGGCGGCAAGTCCTTAATCATGGCCGAATGGTTTAAGTTGGTTTTCGATATTGACCCTCAAGCGCGCATTTTGTGCATTACTCACGTTGGCGAGTTGGTCAATCAAAACTACGAGGAGCTAAAAGGCATTTGGCCAGAAGCGCCAGCGGGCATCTATTCGGCTGGATTGAAGCGCAAGCAAATCAATTCGCGCATCTTGTTTGGCACTATTCAATCGCTGCACAAAAAGGCCTATAAAATTCAGCAGTGCGATATGATTTTGATTGACGAGTGCCACCTAGTGCCGCGCAAGTCAAATACAATGTATCGCCGTTTTCTGGATGATCTAAAGGCAATCAATCCGCACTTAAAGATTATCGGGTTTACTGCCACGCATTACCGCGTAGATAGCGGCGAGTTGCACTTTGGCGATGACGCTCTATTTACCGATATTGCGCACGAAACGCCGGTCAAAGAATTGATTGACGCGGGTTATTTGTCGCGCCCGATTAGCCCTAAGTCGGCTAGTGACGGATTTCAAATAGATACAACTGGCATCAAAACCAGCATGGGCGATTTCATGGCTAATCAGCTTGAAGTGCCTGCAATGGAGCCGGAAGCTATTAACGCGGTTGTGTCGAAAGTCATTGACGCGGGGCAGGATCGCCACGGATGGCTTGTGTTTGGCGTGACGGTCAAGCATTGCCGCATGTTGATTGATGAATTCGGGGCGCGTGGCATTAGCTGCGATGGCATTTTTGGCGACACTGAAAACCGGGGCGATATTATTGACGATTACAAGGCGCGCAAGATTAGGTGCCTTGTCAGTCAAGGCGTCCTAACAACCGGATTTAATGCCCGCCATGTGGATTTGATTGCGCTGGCCAGACCGACTAAATCAACCGGCCTATATGTGCAGATGATTGGGCGCGGCACTCGACTAAGCCCGGAAACGGGTAAAGAGAATTGCCTGATTCTGGACTTTGGCGGCAACATTGCGCGGCACGGCCCTTTCGATGATCCGGCCCCGCCCAAAAATAAGGTCAAAGGCAAGGGCAATGCAGACCCGCTAGTCAAATACTGCCCGGAATGCGAAGCTGATAACCCGATTGCGGCGTCTACTTGCTACTGTTGCGGCTATGAGTTTCCGGGGCCGGAACGCAAGGTTTTCAGCGCGCCTAGCACGGCAAGCGTCATGACCGAGCCGCCACAGTGGTTAAATGTGGATTCGATTAGCTATGCAATCCATCGCAAAATGGGCAAGCCGGATAGCCTTAAGGTGACTTACATGTGCGGATTGACCGGGCATAGTGAGTGGATTTGCCTAGAGCATACCGGATATGCTAGGGCCAAGGCGGAAGCGTGGTGGATGCGATATGCAAGCGCGCCAGTGCCGAAAAATGTTGCAGAAGCCCTCTTGCGTAAGGGTGAAATTGGGGCTATAGGTGAAATTCAAGTTAAGAAGTCCGGCAAATATAACGAGATTGTCGGGCGGAGGATAAAACAAGATGACCAAAGCGCAGAAAAGGGAATTGCACTTGCTGCATGAACGCGGATATACCGTGCATCAAATGTCGTGGCGCGGAATGCCGCGAAATAAGGCGCTTTGGAATTTGGTTGAAAAAGGGCTTGCGTATTTTGATTTTGGCCCTAATAATTCATGGCTAAAGCAGCAGGGATTTATGCCGACATGGCAAGACCCAGTTTGTTGATTTTAGATGAAGAAAGGAACGGAAAATGACACACGTAAAATCAATCAAAGGCACTGACGCAAATATCCAGTGTCGCGGCTATCAGTTTGAAGTCGGCAAAGAGCATGTAATTGGCGGAGTTATTGATGTTTGCCGCAAAGGTTTTCACGCATGCCCAGTCGATCAACACCCGCTTTCTGTTTTTGAATTTTACGCGCCGGGGACTTCTCGATATTGGGAAGTTACGCAGTCGGGCGATGTGTCGAAAAAAGACACTAAACTCGCATCTGCAAAAATCACTATAGACTTTGAATTGTCGATTGGCGATTTGGTTAAGCGCGCATGGGATTATGTATGGAATGCGGCGGATAAATCTAATGCGAGTAGCCATGTAACTGGATATCATGGCGCTGCTTCATCTACTGGTGATCATGGCGCTGCTTCATCTACTGGTGATTATGGCGCTGCTTCATCTACTGGTGATTATGGCGCTGCTTCATCTACTGGT